GTGGCAGCTACCATAAATGCAACTATAAAAAGTGAAACTGCTAATAGTTACGTTACATTAGCAGAAGCTAATAGTTATTTTGAAACTGTGCCTGATTCAAGCACTTGGACAAATAAAACAGACGATCAAAAAAACAGAGCATTAATATCAGCTACTAGAGAAATAGATAATTTAGTTTTTTATGGAGATAGATGTGACGAGGATCAAGCACTTAAATTTCCTAGAACTAATTATCAGGTAGATAGAGTTGAATTAAGTTGTTCAACTATTCCGTTAAATATTAAATATGCACAGTATGAACTAGCTAGAGCCTTGGCAAATGATACTGATGCAATTACAGGTAATACAGGTACAGCAGGTGTTCCAGCAGAGGTGAAGATTGGTGATTTAGAAGTTAAATATAATGAGAGATCACAAAGCACAGGAACGGTAAATAATATTTTTGACGTATATCCTTGGCTACAAAGTTTTCTTGGAGCATATTGTTCTGGTGGTAGTGGTAGTTATCAGGTAAGAGT